AAGTCAAACTCGAAGCGACTTATACCTGTTCCTAGAGAATCGTCAACAGTTTTCTTTGCGACATCGAGGAGTCCTTTAGCTGCAAAGTAGTCGTTGTAGGCTAGCTTAGCGCTATGCTTACCGTCAGCAGCGATAACAACATAGTTCTCGTAGTGTTCGCCGAGTATTGCAGTGATCTTTTCGATGTCTTTCATGCTTAGAGTCTACTAATAGCTTACTAATAGTCTACTAATAGCTTACTTAGAGTCTACTAATAGCTTACTAATAGTCATATTTATTATATGTTCTTTATAAATATATTCCTCATAGTCAGCTCTTAGTTAACTATTAGTAGGTAAATTTGTCATTAGTCAAGCTTATTTTCCTCCCCCTATACGATCATTGATGTTTTTACTAATATAAGATACATGACTTGTGTTTTTACGCTTAGTCAGCTCTAGTCACGCTTAGTCAGCCCTTAGTTACTCTTAGCCTCCTTTTAGCCCTCAATATAGGCGGTACGATTTTCACCAAGTCAACACTTCAGGGCCGTTTCGCCGCACTTTGTAATACGCATCGGCATGCTTTTGGAGCTCTTTTAGTAAATCCTCTTCTTTTCGCTCTAGGATGCGATCTGACGCGTCTTGTGCCATTTGCTGAGTCCAGTATCCAACTGCTATCGAAAGCGCGTCTAAGCGGTCGTCATGCGTCACAGCGCCCCTTTCTCGAGTCAAGCGTGTCATCTGGTAGACCAACTGATACTTCAGGGCATGATCTTTAGGATAAACCTGGCTAGTCTCGTAGTCTTCCTGGATGACCTTAGGGTCAACAACAAGCTTATGCCCAGTCATCACAGGCTCCAACGTATCAATAATTCGTTTCTCTTTCTGAGTGCTATGTCTGACCTCTTCGATTGTGCAGGCGTGGACTTTACGCAAAATCGGTTTGAGCAATTCGACAAACATACCGTCACCGAAGTTGCTCTCGACGACAATCTCGTTGACCTTGTGTTCTTTCGCAGTCATCGACAAGAACTTGAGTGTTTCGTCAGAGTATCCTCCTTGAACACCTCCAGCAGCTGTGACATACAGGTAGCCGTTAAGCATCTTGACGACCGCATAGCCTGTCTCGTCTTTTCCTCGTCCTGACGGGTCGATTGACATAACACACCCAGTATACGGAATATGTTTTCCTAGTGTTTTTAGCGGTCTGTAGAACCTATCGCCAGTCATAGCGACATTAGGTATCGAACCGTCCCACTCTAAGCTCGGATCTCTAGCCCAGACTAGGCGCTCAGGCGCTAGGTCAGCATCGAGTGACATAACGATCAGGTCAGCGATCTTAAGAGGATACTTTTCGACATCAGAGAGATTAGCATCGAGCATAAACTGGAGGGCGTATCCAGCGGAGCCATAAGATACTTTTCGTTCTGCTAGGTCTACATCGGAAAACCGTAGTGGCTCAGTGGACTTTCCTTTATTATCTATATTAATACAACACTCAGCGACATTCCCATCGTAGCGCTTAGCGTTATGCTCAGGGGTAATATACTGTGCAGGCCAAATGCGTGTCGAATAGCCACGCTCAGTTAACTGTCTGTATATCGTATCTTCACACTGAGGAGTCCCTAGGAAGATGATCTTAGAGTCGTCGTTAGGCTTTAAAATAGCATCAAACTCTTTGACTTGCTCCCCGAGCTTATCGCGCATCATCTGGGTCGCAGAGTTATTCGGGACTTCCACGTCGTCGGCAACAATGATGTCTGCACGAGAACCAGTGAGCTGTGAGGTGATCCCTAGTGATTTAACTGAAGGAGCATGTGCAGCTGGCGCAGGGCCGACATCGAAGGAGATCTTAGAGAATCTTTGTTTATCCTGAGGGATCAGGTGTTTTAATATCGGCATCTCGTGGATTAACCTCAGCGTAAACGTAGAGAAGTCATCAGCACGAGTCTTTGAGGCAGATACTACTAATATATTCTTCGATGGATCGAGGAGCAACTGGTGCACCACATAGGCCGAACAGATCCACGATTTGCCTACTCCTCGGAATCCCTGGATCACTGCACGTTTGTCTCCGTGCTGCATGTAGTCAGCGATTTCGTATTGAATCGGAGTAGGCGCTGGTAGATTAAGCTGTTTCCACACGAGAAACAGGAAGTTACGAAAGTCCTTCAGTTGCTTAAGATCAGCCATTGCGAGATCTGTTTTGCTTCTTAGATTGAAGCCTTAAGTTCGACTTAGCGTTGTTCGTGGGGTTCCTGTCTTTGTGGTCTACGTCTTTACCTCTGATTTTCTTTAGGCCTACCTTTTTAGCCATGAGAGCCCTGGCGGCATTGCGTCCGGCTCGGCGTTTCTTTTGGTCAGGCTTTGAGTGGTAATTGTCGTATTCTTTTCGGTAATCTCTAGGCATTGGATGCGATGTCTACAATTCGATCTACGTGTTCGTCGTGGAATGGCAGAGAGTTCACTAGTTCATGTAGAGGTGAGCTCTCGGTTGCCACAGCGCCGACGTTGTTGTCTTTGAGAAACTGACGTATTGCTGAGAGGTCAGCGGTAGTTGCTTCTCCTGATTTGACTCTGAGTAGAAACTCGTCGATCAGTAGATCTTGGAGTTCATAGAGTTTATCTGAGCGGTCCATATTATTTAAGTTCCTTTATTATCTTGATTATTAAATATACCAGAGTTGCCACTCCGACACAAACAGCAACTAAAGTATTTGTTTTCTCGAGGGTAAGCGACCCAAGCAATCCTGTGACTCCTATTAGTGATGGCATGTATTGTGAGTTCATCTTATTGTCCTGATCTGAAGGCTTCGCGTCGCTTCTGCATAGCCTGTAGTTTACGCATGTGCAGCTCTGGGTTTTCTTTGAGCATCTGATGCTTAGCAATCCCTCGGTAGGCATCTAGCAACCTACGAACCGCTTGAACTTTAGGACCATGGTATCCTGTTTCTTTCCTAAGGTTATCTCCTCCAAGCTGCTGATACTCATTACTATTAAACATGATCTCTAAGCGCTCACGCAGAGTCTTCCCGCGCAGCTTAGATGTTCCAATGAGCTCAAGCATCCTGTCGTAAGCTTGTTGCCCAGTCTCTGGGTTATAATATTCTTTCATGTCTAACTCTTCAACACCAGCACCTAGGTAGCGATCAGGATGCTTAAAGCCTACCCCTAGGTTCGCTAACTCTTCGTCGACAATGTTGCCTGGTCTTTCTTTGACATAAATAGGATTAATTACTCCCGCATATCCACCGCTACTAGGCACTGTCTGGATTTCTCCTAATACATTACGCCTCGGTGCTAGCATTTGGTTAGCTAATGGTGTCCGTTTGATAACCATATCACGCCAATCGCTAGCTTCGCGTAACGCTCTGTCTTCCTCGTAGCTCATCGACTGGTTCACGATGTTAGGCACAAAGCCTCCAGCGATGTTTCCGAGGAACCTATTGGTATCTTTACGGATATCTCCACTCTTGAACTGAAGCATCGTAAAGAGGTTATCAAGACCCTGAACGTAAGACTTGTTGGTCACGTTATTCGCTAGGGCAATACCAGCAACACTAAACAACTCAGCGAATGTGTTATCGTCAATATCGTTGTATTTGTGAGCTTCACTCATGTCAGCAACAATGCCGAGAATCGTAGCCATAGGGTCAAGCCTATTGTAACTTACCCACTTGTCGCCAACTTTGATCGAATACTCTTGGTTATCTAACTCCCACACTTTCTTCTGCTCTGGGTTACGAGGACCTGAGCCAGTGATTACAGTGCCTCCTTTGCCGCTCTGGAAGAAATACAAGAGAGCAGCAAGACTCGACACAGAGGTAGCAATGCGACCATACGCTTGAGCAGTCTCAGTAGGAGAACCACTAGCAAGCTGTTGTCTATATTTACTACTAAGTAATTTAATCGCTGAGGCAGAACCAAAAGGAGATCTTTTCACGCCAAAGCTCAAGATGTTCGTCGGTGTCCGAATGAACGGGAATACAAACTTCAAGAGCGGGTGTTTGTTTACAGCTCTCCCGATAAAGTTAGAGAATAGGTTATCAGAGTCTTGAGTATGCGTATTGACTTTAGCCATCTGTTCAGCACGCGAAGCGATAGCGCCACGATCCTTGTAGCTGAGCTTAGTGCCGTCAGGTAGAACAAACGGCTTAGCTTTCTCCTTAGCGAGCTCTGAGCTAATAAAGCGCTGTCTCTGCCCAAACTTGAGTCCCTGCTTGTCTGCTCTGTCAATGACTTCGCGCATCAAGCTGGCTTCGTTGTAGATACGCCCTGTCTCTGTGATGTAACCTGAGATCCTATCCGCGACATATTTAGCTCTATCTTTTCCTTTGAGGCCTTTCTGGATAGCTTCAGCTGCTAGTTCAGTCGCAACGTAGCTTCTGTAGTTGAACGCTTTGAAAAACTCATCGCCGACTAAGAGCCCTCTCGACGGCATTCTGACCAGATTTCCTAAGAAGTTAAACGTCTGAGCAAACGCATCATCGCGTCCTTTTTCAGCGATGCGGATAGCCTCAGTTGGCTTAGCGCCTTCAGAGAACGCTCTAGCCTCAGGGATAGAGATAGCCTCTCCGTTCTTCATTGTTTTCGCTGCGAGACTAAAAGCTTCAGCAATAGCATTCATATTAAATGAATATTGAAGAGTAGCCTTAGTAAGAGCAAAGTTACCTGTCAGAGCACTGCCTACAAGCTTCTCAGTAGTATCTACTGCGTAAGTAATGGCAGAGCCGATGATGTTGATAATCTGTGTCGTAGGAGCTGAGAGCACTGAGTTCATCCAGTATTCTTGCGCCATGTCCATCATGCGAGATCCGAATGAGCCTTTTGCGATCTTGTTGAGTCCTACCTGGATGTCATCAGCTGACTTAGAGCTAACAATGAGATCCAACAGTTTATCGTCAGAGAGTGACCCAAGTCTCTTATCTCTGAACTTATGGATGTCTTTAATGGAGATATCTTCGGGAATATTGTCGATCTTCTTGGCCTTAATGTCACCGTAGATGTATTTACGCTGTAACAACGTAAGCGACCCTGTGCGACCGAATTGCGCCCAGACGCTCTGAGCAGCGCTGAGTAGGTCCATGTGGAACATAATATCAGCCATGTTCTTCTCGTATTCGTCGCTGCCTTTAGCTAGACCCCGTGTAGCTTCAGCTAACTCGTAGGTTTTCCCTGCAATAATATTATTCAGTTCTTTAACCGCCATCTGCTCACGGCTGAACTCCTCGAATGACTTTCCGTATCTCTGGAGTCTCTGAAGTTCTTTCTCAATAGCATTAATATTACCACCGTAGGCATCTACCATGTCTGACGCTTCGGCCAGCAGTTCTTCTTTAGTTGTCTTAAGGAACTGTCCTGATTCTTTAGCTAACTCCTCTTTGTTACGCGCTACTGCCCTAACTAAAGTTACTAAGTCAGTTTGGTCAGTAACTAGTCTCACAGTGCTACGCAGCGCCTGCTCACCGCCAGTCTTGAGTGTTTTAGCTAGATCCTTTACCGTGGATTCCGCTCCTTGAATAGTAGAGGTATCGTATGTTTGCTCAGTATCAAGCCGCTCATCGCCTAGGTCCATCTCAAGCTGCTGCTCGTCTTTAGGAGCTGTAGTTTCATCGGTGGCTTTAGCCGCAGCGTCACCATCGAGGTCTTTTGGTTTTACTTCAGGCTCAACCCCGATCCCTAGCAATTCGTCTTGCGTCAGGTCTGCTTCTTCAAGAGCTTCTTGCGTAGCGTCTTCTTTAGCTTTCCCTTCAGCAACTTTCTTGCTCCTGTTTTTGATCATCTTGACATTCTTGATGAACGGCACCATGAGCGCTGTCTCGATACCAAGCTCAATAAACAGACCCTCTAAGACGTTCTTGAAGCGCCCTTCGATCTCGTTGTCAGATTCAGTTGCGCGCAGGTAATCAACTACAGGATTCTGGAAGGCTGGATATTGATATAAGAAATTACTTAACCGTTCTTCCTGCCCGTCGAACACTAAGAAGTCAGAAGACATACCAGCAGCCATGTTTCTAGCAAACGAAGCAGCTTTACTTGTTTTGCTAATAGCTGCCATCTGCTTTGCAGTGAGCTCTCCCCCGTAGGCTAGTTGTCTCGCTACGTCATCCCCTAACAACTTACGTGCCCTTGATACTTTCCCAGCTTTACCTAACCAACCAGCTACAGGAACAAAGCCAGCAGCAAACTGTGTGATATCCTCGACGATATTTCCAGGGATCGACGTAGACTCTCCTAAGAATCTTCTGTCGTAATCAGGGAGAATGTCCCCAGTTACAAAGTCTGCTAATTGGTAAACCCCCTGCACTGCCCCTTCGATTCCTCTAAAAGGAGCCTTCAGGACATCAAGGAATACATTAGAATCTTCTTCCTCTTGAGTAGGATCTAGGTTGTCTTCGATAGCCATTTGTTGTTTTTGATTATTATTAAATATTATCTACTAAGGACTTTAATAGTGTCTGCATCAGTTACGCCAAGTTGCTTCATGAGCTTCTTGACCAACCCAGGCCACTGTGAGTTCGTCTGGTTCGGATCGTTTTTCTTAGAGGCGTTACTAGGCGCATACTTAGCTGCAATCTCATCGATCGTGAACAGTCCTTTGTATGGGCCTGTCTTACTAGAGAGCTTCTTAGCCATCATCTCAATCGAGTCCGCCACTTTGTCAAAGGTTTGCACTTTGTCATTGATGGTCACGCCCATTGCATTCTTCTTGTTCTTAAATGCAGACGACGAGCCATGCCCCGTTTCGACTGTAGCGATAGCCATGAGAAACGCTGGGTGAATCTTGTATTTAGCACCAATAGTCTCAAACGTGTCTTTAAGATCTGTCATTGGTTTCTTGATACGACTTCCTTCAGTCTGTAGCGTGATTCGCTTAGAGAAGTCTAATTCAGTAATCCCAGGGACATCAGGAGGAGTCGGAGCAACAGGAGCTGGTTTTAGCTTTAACTCAAGTTGATCTGATGCTTTTGGCTTAGTGTTTTCTGTTGGTTTAACTTCAGGAGGAGCTTCAACCTTAGGAGTTTCACCGTTGAGATAGCTCTGATATTTACTCTGTGAGTCTTTTAGAAGCTTTAGGTCTAACCCATAGCCATCAGCGATTTCTTTGAGCTGCTCGTCTGTCGCGTTGTTGATTATTGTAGAAGCTTTATACCTAGCAGGCTGATACTGTCCCTCGCTAGCACCCGTAAGTTCGTTCATAAAGAACGCTTTAGGATTTGTAATAGCTGCTCCTTCATCTGTATAATATTTATCCCCTTCAGAAACTTTAAGAGCGTCAATAAAGTCTTGCGCCTCGTATCCGAGAAGTCGACGTGCTCTGAAGACTTCTTGATGAGCTTTTTGTAACTTTTCTGTAGCGACATCGACATCATCGACGGGCGGAACATCTAGTAAATTCCGGTCAAAAGGCTTAGTCTGTGTTGCAACAAGCTCCTTTTTTAGTTTTAGTAAGTTCTTAGATATGTATTTCTGAGCATCGTCATAGGTTGTTCTATACCTTCTAATGATTTCTTTGGTATCCGCAGGTCCATGAGCTTTTGTATCTAATACATCGAATATGCCTTTTGTAGCTTTCGCGATATCAATAGGAGGATCGTCGCTGACATCGAAAAGGTATCTAACCATGCCCATAAACCCAGGCTTCGCCACAGCTGTTCCTGTAAGACCTCCCACTTCGTCTAATTTCTCCCTGTCTACGCTTGCTACGTTCTCTTTAAGGTTAATACCTGCTGCCGCTGCTGCTTGTTTATCCTCTGAAACCTCTTTTTTCTCTTCAGCTACCCTTTTAAATTCACTAGCTTTTTGATTCTGAGCTGCTGCTTCATCTGCAAGAGCTCTTGTCTCGCTAATAGCTTCTTTAATTAAAACACTTTGAAGCGCTGCTACATAAGAACGAGCAATGCTTTTCTTTTGGTGCATCGGTGTTCCTTTTTTAATCTCAATATCTTCACCTCCAGGGATACTAAAGATGTCTCCTTCTTTAGCTCTAACAAGAATCTCAAGTGCTTTGTCGTATTCCTCTTCGTATTTAGAAGTTTTATCAGCGAGAATCTTTCGGATGTCTTCTCCGATTCCCATCTCTCTGACTCCTGAGTATGTTTGCTGAGTTTTGTCCCCTTCTATCTCCTGAAGTAGCAAGATACTTTGCAAGTCGACTTCATTATATTTGTCGTCCTCGTAGTCAGTCCTAATGTGACTTACAAGTTGCCTCCTCATTTCATTATAAGTGGCTGGACCTGTCGCCTCAGTTAGAGTATTCTTGATTTCTTGAATTTCTTTCTTAGGACGCATTACAGCTGTCTCTAAGGCTTTCAAAGCTTCACTCTTTTTCTCAGCGTTAAGCGCAGCGTTATGCGGATTTAACTTTGTGTCTGCATCAAGCTCCTCAAATTTTGGCTCTAGAAACTCAGAGAAAAGATCGTCTTGAGAAGTCGTAGCGCCTAGAGGAGAAACAATTTCAAGAATCTCATCTCCATACGATTTAGCTTGGACTTTAAGCTTAGCTCTATACCGATCCTCAACGACTTCTTTCATGTCATCGAGCTCATCGATTTTCTTAGTGAAGAAGTTACGCAACAATGCGTCCTTGTCGTTATCAAGAGGTT